TATGAAAGACATCAAAAGAAGATAGACGAAACTCAAGCTAAGTTAGTAGCAAAGTATTCTGTGGTATAATAATCGCATTAATCAACGGGTTAATTAAAATGATAATTCAAGACTTACACTCAATTGTTCGACAAGCAGAAGAAGAATATGTAAGCGGCTCAGTTACCATAAGCGAGTATGTGGAATTTGACATGCATGACACTGTGGAGAAGATTGATGCTTACCTTAACTCAACCCACACCTCTGGCCCTACTGATTCTCTAGGAAGAGACAAGCCATTTTTTAATATCGTTACAGCCGCTTCTAACATCTGGTATAGAGCAACTGACCTCGATAGAAAGAACTTCAAGTTCCTACCAGACACCCAAGATACTATCGGCCATGCTTTTATTGCTAACATACTGTTACAACAATGGATGCGTGATGCTCGGTTTGGTACGTTCTTAAACGAATGGGGACGCACTCTAGCTCGTTATGGTTCTGCTGTCTGCAAGTTTGTAGAGACAGACGGAGAGTTAAAAGCAATGGTAGTTCCTTGGAACCGCTTAATTGTTGACTCAATAGACTTTGAAGCATTGCCAGTAATTGAAACTGTCTACCGTACACCAGCCCAACTACGCTCTAATCCTCTATACGATCAAGATGTTGTAGATGAACTAATATCTGCCCTAGAATCAAGAGAGACTGTTGGTGGAGAAGATAAAGATGATGTGTCTAAATTTATTAAACTCTATGAAGTACACGGGGAACTACCAGAACACCTACTAACTGATGATGAGCCAGACGAAGAGAAAGACATCAAATACCGTCAACAAATGCACGTTATCGCTCATGTTAAAGGTAAGAGTGCTGGAGGTACTGAAACAGTAGAAGACTTTACCCTATACCGAGGACGAGAAGCAAAGAATCCATACATGCTCACTCACCTAATCAAAGAAGACGGACGTACTCTTTCTATTGGTGCAGTAGAACACCTATTTGAAGCACAATGGATGGTCAACCACTCACAAAAGAACATAAAAGACACTCTAGACCTAGCAAGTAAACTAATCTTCCAAACTGCTGACACACGGTATACAGGACGTAACGTACTTTCTGCTATTGAGACTGGAGACATTATGGTACACGAAGCAAATGCTCCTCTAACAAGACTAGCTAACGACAAAGCAGACATTCAAGCCTTCCAGAACTTTCAAATGACATGGCAGAACATAGCTAGTGAAATCACCTCTACCCCAGACGCTATCAAAGGACAGAACCTACCAAGTGGTACCCCTTACTCACTAGGAGCATACCTAGGAGGACAAGCCAACTCACTGTTTGAAATAATGACAGAGAATAAAGGACTACATCTAGAGGACATGGCTAGAGAGTTCATAATCCCTCACTTAGAGAAGAAGATGGATAATAAAGACGAAGTGCTAGCTGTCCTTGATGCAGAAAACATCACTGAACTAGATGCAATGTACATTCCAAAAGAAGCTAAAAGACAATATAACAAAGAAGCTAAAAGACAGTTACTAGAAGGAGAGATACCGTCACCATATCAACCAGAAGTATTTGAAGGACAAGTACAACAACAACTGACACAACTAGGAGACAAACGGTCCTTTAGACCAGATGAACTAGACTCAAAGACATGGAAACAGTCTCTTAAAGACTTGAGTAAGAGACTAGTAGTAGAAGTTACTAACGAGCAATCAGACAAACAAACAGTCCTTACTACTCTATCGACTGCATTACAGACTATTGCAAGTAACCCAGCAATACTACAAGACCCTAATGCTAAGATGTTATTTAACGCTATCCTTACTGAAACAGGTAAGATCTCTCCTCTACAATTACAAACGACCTCGGCTTCACCGCCAAGTTCAACGGGTGGAACTGAGGCATTAACCGCCTTAACACAAACAAATAATGGAACAGAACAACCAACAGGTAACGCTTAATGACGTTCTAGGAGAAACACTTGAAACCTACTTAACTGTAGAAGATGCAAATATTCTCCGAACAGCGTTTAAAGACAACAAGCGTCTACTTAAAGCACTACAGAAGATATTCATCCCTACAATCCAAGACCCAGACATGCCACCAGAGTCAATTGGTGAAGATTTCTGGCTAGCAGGAAAGAACTGGTCACAAGTACCAGAAGCAGAACGTGGATCATTGATCGTAGGACGAGAAGAAGCACTAAGGTTTATCACTGGTGGTCTTATCCGACTGAAAGCAATCTCAAACGTAAAAGAAGAAAGCTACCAAGAAGTAGCAAAGCGACGAGCAAAAGACTCTACTAAGTAGACGATCTTTTGTGTTATAATATTACCAACTTGGAGTGAGTGTAAGCTCCTAAAATAATTACTACTATGAACGAAGAAATTGGCACTCCAGCCTCAACGGAGACAGAGGAACAAGTAGACGAAACTCAAGAAGAAGAACAAGTAGATTGGGAAGCCGAAGCTAAGAAGAACAAAGAAGTGGCTGACAACTACAAGATACGAGCAGAGAAAGCCGAGAAAAAGGCTAAGGAAGCTCCAGAAAAGAAAGTAGACGATAGTTCTTTAAGTCAAACAGATTTCTTATATCTAGCAAAGTCTGACATTCACGAGGAAGATTTAGGAGAGCTAAATGATGTTATGTCTAAAATGGGCATGAACGCCAAACAAGCTCACGAATACCTAAAACCTCGCTTTGCTGTAAAAGCAGAAGAAAGAAAGACCGCATCTGTAACCAACACTGGAAGCGGAAGAGGTAAGAAACCTAAGACTGGAGAAGACTATCTTGATAAAGCAAACAAAACAGGCGAACTTCCAGATAGTGATACAGGAATGCAAGATTTAATCCTTGCACGACAGAACGCTAAACGAGGAAAATAGCTACAACGGGTGGATTATTCTTAAAATAATCCTTAATCATGGCAAACACATTGTCCACCCATACACTACGTCAACGTTACCTAAAGAACTCTCTTAGTGTAGCTCTACGTAATGTATTAGTATCAGAAGCGATCTGTATGGTTGATCGTACTGACCAGAAAACTATTGAAGCACCATACATCACACAGCAAACAGCAGCTATCCAGGCTGTAGCAGGTACTTACTCAGTATCAGCAATGACAACTACTGACGACACTCTTACAGTGGCAGACGAAGTTATCTTTGGTACTCACGTATTTGACTTTGAACGTTTGACTTCAAACTTCAACCTAACAGCAGACTTCCTAGACGACCTTACTTACTCAGTAGGATTCGGTGTAGATAAGTTCATGCTAAACCTAGTTTGTGAAGATGGAACAGGTACTTACACCACTCCAGCAGGAGGTTTCACTACAGCAGCAAACATCCCAGTTATCATGTCTAACCTTATTTCTAAGGTTTCAGGATACCAAGGACCAAACAACGGTATGTTCCTTGTTATTGAGAACACTGACATGGTTGGCTTCATGCAAGCTCAAGTAGCATCAGGTTACTCATACGCTGATTCAGCATTGAACAACGGCTTCATGACTAACTACATGGGAGTTGATATTTACGTTATCCGAACAGGAACATTTGTGTCAGCTACTCTTGGTACTAAGACAGTTACTAACGATGGACACCGAGTATTCGGTATCAAGAACATCTGTACTATGGCAGCTCCTCGTGGCATCCGTTACGAAGAAAAGGGAGTTACTGGAAAGACAGGTAAAGAAATCGTTGCTGTTTCTCTAGTAGGTGGAAAGGTTTGGACTCCAACAGCGAGTCAGATCATTGACATCACTCTAGCGTAGACATTATTAGCCCTGTTTTCAGGGCTATAATGGGGAGTGGAGCCACCCGTTGCGCTCTCCAACATAGCTCTGAAAACTAACAAATATCTTATGGCACGAAATTCAAAAGACGGAAAAGAATCAGAAAGCACAAAGAAGCTCATAGCAGAGCAAGAGGCTACTGATAAAGCGCAAGCTGCTCGAGATGAGGAAAATGTAGCAGAGGCAGCAAGAAAAGCTGAACTCGCAGCCGCAGCAGAAGCTAACCAAGAAGACCCACGAGCTAAAGAAGAGCCAGTATCAGAACTGGACAAGGCTTGGAAGGCTCATGTTAAGGCTTATGCAGAAGCTAATCCTGTTAAGTACGCAGCTAAGAAGAAGGCTGGAGCGTTTGATAAACTACCAGCAACATTTACTGGCCGAAATCAACTAAACATAAAACAATAGTATGGAAAAACATGGAAACGTCCTTGCAGCAATCGTACTTGCAATTGGTTTAGTTGTTGCAGCTAATGTATTCTCTAGTAATTCACTAGGAGGTGGGTTGAGTACAATTAACCCAACAGTGTTTCATTCTTCTGTAGCTCAGAAAATGCCTGTCACTAGCATTGCTAAGACAAATGTTTACTCTACAACTACTTTGGTGGCTTCAGATAGTGGAACTCTATACAGCGTATCTGCATCGGGAACAACTATCACTCTTCCAGCAGTAGGGAACAGTGGGACTTACTACAAGATTGCAGTAGGTGGAGCATTGGACACAGGAAATGTAATCATCGACTCAGCAGAGGGTGATAATATTGAAGGTTCATTGATCGTAGCTGGTGCAGTCGTAGATTGTGCAGCAGAAGACCAGATCAACATCGTAGTTGATGGCGAAAACGTTGGTGACTTCGTAGAAGTTTACTCTAACGGTACAAACTGGCTCATTGGAGACAGTGGAGCGCTTACATCAGCGAAGATGACCTGTACAGACCCAAGTTAATACTTATCCAACCTAAGTGGTTGGGTTCAGCTCACTTTTAGAAGCTGGCTGATTTAACCACTTATTATGACAAAATCACTTAAAATCACTTCAATTCTAGCTATTGCTGTGTTAGTTGTAGGATTTTTCTACTTCAATCAACCAGTATCAAACGTAGAGAGTGCTGGGTATATACCATCACACATCCAATCAGCTACAACCACCACAGTAGGACCAGACACAATCGTTACTATTTTTGATGACCAAGTTAGCGCAACTTGTAACTCACGTGTTATTTCAACCACCGACTCAGCTATTATGATCTCATTTGGAGATGTATCAGGGTTTGGTTCAACTACTGTTTCTGCAACAGCAGGACACTGGCAACCAGCATCAACAACTGTAGCTTATGATTCAGCATTATATGGCTGTGGTCTTTACTCTGCTTACGGTTATTCATCAACCACTCTTACTGTCTCTAGCTTCTAATTTATGTCACTAGTCTTCTCAGCAACTTCATCTCCCTACAACGGGATTAT